AGTGCCTTTATTGATAAAGGCCCTCGAGTTTCGAGAGATTCCCATGGGCTTCCTACCATTATTCCATTATCTCTTAGACGTCTATTGCTAGACCCTAAGGCTAATGTGAATGTGGTAAGAGCCGTTCTGACACTGTTGTCTTCTTTTAGAACCTTCCCAACTCCTGTTAAACCTGATCTTGGAACTATAACTAGTCCATTTTCCGGTTTAGCTAATACTCTTCCTAAAGAAGGTATTATTCGGGCGTTGAGAACTCTAAAGGTTAGAGTATCGGTTGGATCCTTTAAAGGGTTCATATCAGAATCTGCCGGTCCAAATTCTCATGTTGCTACGTGGGGTGCTGGTATAGATGCATTAGCATTTATCCATTATCCTTCGCAGCTCGTGAGTTTCATAAGGCTTAGCTTGTTAACTAAGTCCTATGGTTATTTGATCCAATTCATAGTTTTAATACTATGGGCAGGTCCCGTATATTTAGTTCTTTTAGGACTACGGTTGATTAAACCGCTCCATCTAGGGCGATTGTCTATAGTTTATGATCAAGCTGGAAAAGCCAGAGTCGTAGCAATTACGAACTGGTGGATTCAACTTGGTCTTAAACCACTTCATGAGTCTATCTTTGATAGTCTCAGAAGAATACAAACTGATGGGACTTTTGACCAGGTTAAACCATTAGATAATTTATTATCTAATCGTTTAATCGGCCATAAGTTCTACAGTTTTGATTTGACAGCTGCTACTGATAGATTGCCAATAGATCTTCAGGTTGATATCCTTAACGCCTTAGGCGTTAATGGTACACTCTGGAAATCTTTACTTTCCTTCGGTTGGTTCTACCGTTCTGAGTACATTAAGTATTCGGTCGGTCAACCAATGGGGGCTTATTCGTCTTGGGCAATGCTTGCGCTAACACATCACGTGATAGTTCAAGTTTGTGCACAACGAGTAGGTGTTAACAATTTCACCAACTACGCAGTACTCGGAGACGATATCGTTATTAACCATAATGATGTCGCTTCTGAGTATCTTCGACTGATGGAACTTCTAGGCCTTTCAATTAATTTAGGGAAATCTATAATATCTGATGATGTTGTAGAATTCGCTAAACGTTGGAAGACGTCTGAAGGAATAGATTATTCTCCTATAGGTCCAGGTTTGATCCTGGCTTGTATGAGAAAACCTATTACCATTGGTGCTATGTTGACTGAGGCTGCTAACAAAGGTTACGCAACTACGTCTAGTACTGTTCTATCTCTAATCAGATCTCTTCCTAACTTTGTTAGGTCGAGAGCTGAATTAGGTATTTGGGCTGCCTTCGGTGTTAGTGGTTCTCTTCAAACGGGTAGCCAAGTGGACATGAAAATGTTGACTTGGTGTTCTACTCACTTGAATATGCGAGATCCTCACCTTATAAGGTATTCTTACTATAACGGAATTTTACAACTCCTTATAGAAGATACCCGTAAGGCCGTCCAAAGAGTTAAAGCTAATGAAGAGGTGTTCTACCTTAATTGGTGGAAGATCTCGGCTCAAACTCTATGGCCCAACAGACTGATAGAGGTCTGGACTTCCTTATTTGCACCAGGGTTCTGGCTCTATGCATCTTCCTTTGTGCTTACGAAGGAGGATCAAGAGGCTTTCCTGAAAACTCTTTTTAAGGGGTTTTCGGGAACTTGGTCAGATATAGTCTACCTTTTCCGATTAGACCCTACTATTAATGGAAATTCCATTAATTGGTATGATCGAAAATCAGTTCAGAACTATGCTCAATCCCTAAAGAGACTTGAGAAAGCAATTTCTCAGTCTTATAAGGACATGGACATATTGGGAGGACGCGATGGGTCGGAGTACTACTAAGTAGTATGCCTAGCATCTTTCATACTCTACAAGATTACATCTTGGGGTCTCTGATCAACCACTCGAAAGGTGGAGATGCCGAAAGAAAC